ATGGAATGGCAATGGTTGAGATTGCAAAGAAACTGGGAGTTTCTGACGGAACCGTCCGCAGCTGGAAGAATAGGTACGGATGGGGAGACAAGTCAAAAAAAAACAAATGCAACGTTGCGAAAAAATCCAACGAAAAAACTGCAACGTTGCAAAAGAAAAAGAAGGGTGGACAGCTTGGGAATAAAAACGCAAAAGGAGCATCTGGAAACCCAAACCCGACACCGCCTCCCGATAGGACAAAGCATGGTGGTTATGTTCCAGTGTTCATGGATGCTCTGGATGAGGATGAGCAGGAGCTTGTCGAGAACATTCCTGATAATGAAGAACAGCTGCTCTTGGAGCAGATACAGTTATTCTCCATCCGTGAGCGCAGAATCCTAAAGGCGATCAACAAATATCGGGAGCAAAAAGGAGATGTTTCGGTCTCAAGCGTTACCAGATTTGAGGAAAAGCGAGCCTTTAAGGACAAAGAGGAAGAGGCTGAATACGATAGGCGCCAGAGCGAAAAGGTCAAAAATGGGGACCGGCTTCCGGGTAAGTCCTATAGCATGCAGACCAATACCTCTAACAAAGATCTGATTATAGCGAGGCTGGAACAGGAACTGTCCACCGTTCAGAGCAAGAAGACGAGGGCGATTGAAGCACTTTCACGGATTCACATGGAAAAAGCGAAGATGGAAGACGATAGCAAGGGCAACGATATCGTTAAAGGCTGGGCCGACAAGGTGCTGAAAGCAAGGAGGGAGCAGGATAATGAGTAGTGATATGCAATGGCTTGACGAATTCCTTGATGAAAGCATCCCTCTTTGGAGGAATGACCCGGTGATGTTTATGCGAGAGGTTCTGCTATTTGAGCCGGATGAATGGCAGATTGATGTTGCCTATGATTTAAGGGATTGTCCAAGGGTTACAGTTAAATCCGGACAGGGCGTCGGAAAGACAGGCATTGAAGCCGCCCTGTTGTTGTGGTTCATTGCGTGTTTCCCGTTTTCGAGAGTGGTTGCAACGGCTCCAACAAGGCAGCAGTTGCATGATGTGTTATGGTCAGAGGTTGACAAGTGGATGAATAACTCCCCACTGCTTCCCATGATCCTCAAATGGACGAAGACCTATGTCTACATGAGGAATTATGAGAAAAGATGGTTTGCGGTTGCTAGGACTGCCACGAAACCGGAGAATATGCAAGGATTTCATAGTGAAGATATGCTATTCATAGTGGATGAGGCTTCCGGCGTTGCCGATCCGATCATGGAGGCAATCATCGGAACACTGTCGGGAGACAACAACAAGCTCCTGCTGATGGGGAACCCTACCAGAAGCTCCGGGACATTTTATGACAGTCATACGGTAGACCGGGCACTGTACAAATGCCATACCGTGAACGCTGAGAATAGCAAGCGCACGAATAAGGAAAATATCGCCTCAATGAAACGGAAGTATGGACCGGACAGTAATGTGGTTCGTGTTCGTGTCTATGGCGAATTCCCGGAGGACGAGGACGATACCATGATCTCCATCGCATGGTTGGAGGCGAGCGTGAAGACGGAACTGTCCGAGGCAACAGCCAGGGCGCTTGGCGTATATCGCAATGATGCCGGAGAGCTCCAGCCGCAGGATGTATGCGGCGTCGATCAGATAGACATAGGGTGTGATGTGGCTAGATTTGGCGATGACAAGACCTGCATCGGGTACCGGATCAATGAAAAGGTGTTCATCTACAAGAAGTACAATGGGCAGGATACAACATGGACGGCGAGTAATATAGCTGCCCTGTATCTGCAGCTGAAATCAAAATTCAAATACAAGGACGCAATTCCTGTAAAGGTTGATGATGGTGGCGTCGGCGGTGGAGTGGTAGATCAGCTGAGAAGCTACAAACGGACCGACAAAGCATTGTATGCCGGCATGGATATTGTGCCGGTCAATTTCGGGCAGCCCATTAAACACAAATACTATGCAGATACTACCACCTTTATGATGGGAGTAGTTAAGGATTTGATATGTCCTATTGATGAGAATGGAAATCAACACAAAGCCGAGGTAATTCTTCCTGATGATTCAGACCTTATCGGTCAGTTGTCGTGCAGGAAGTATTCGTTTACAAGCAACGCCCGGCAGAAAGTTGAAAGCAAACAGGATATGAAAGACCGGGGATTGTCATCTCCGGATGAGGCGGACTGTATATTACTGGTTTGTCTGCCAATCAAGAAGAAAGGAGGAGCGAAGAAGAATGGGAAACAAAAATAAGCCTGCCGTTGGCGTGCGCATTGTCAAACAGCAAGAACCAATGGAGCCATATTCGGTGTTTTATGGTGATCGGACGAAGAAAGTTGAGAAGTCCGACAAATCGGAGCAGCTGCATATTGAAGAACAGTATAATTCAGCTGATTGGATATCGCATCCGGTAGATATGCGAGGCTTAAAGGCTCTTGTCAGCAATTCCACAATCCTCCCACAGTGTATCAGAGCATACAAGAACAACATTGCCGGATTTGGAATCGGCGTAAAATATTCCAGCGATTATGACGAGGAAACGGCAGAGATGAAAGCCGAATGGGACAAACTGAAGAGCATTATAGATCTGCTCAACATGGATCGCATGTCGAAGGAAATCTTTGAGAGCCTAATTGCAGACAGGGAGACCTATGGGATTTCCTACGCCGAGGTTATCCGGGACATGGAAGGTAATGTTGTGCAGTTGGAATTCATCATTGACACGCCGTCTGTTGACATGACATGTCCGCTGCGTCCTTATGTTGATGTGAATTATTTTTACGAGGGGAGCGTGGTTACACGAAAGAAGAAGTTTCGCAAGTACCGCCAGAGCGTCGGCGGCAAGACGGTATACTTCAAAGAATTTGGCGATCCTCGAATCATGGACAAGAGGAATGGCAAGTATTGGACCGAGGAAGACGATGAAATCGACACCGACAACCAGGCAAATGAACTGATTGAGTTTAGCCTGGGGAATATGCCATATGGAGAAGTACGCTGGATAGGACAGGTGCTCACAGTGGATGGCAGCCGCAGGGCAGAAATCTTGAACAACAGCTATTTCCGGAAGGGCAGACACACACCTTTGATGATTTTGGTTAAAGGAGGTACTCTTTCGGAGGAATCATTTGAAAAGCTGCAGCTTTATATGAACGAGATTGAGGGAGAGAGCGGTCAGCATTCGTTCTTGGTTCTGGAAACCGACACAGTTGAGACTTCCGCAGCTTTCACGGACGAAAAACAGCCGGAAATCGAAATAAAGGACATGGCCAGCATCCTGCAAAAAGACGAACTGTTTCAGGAATATCAGGAGAATGGGCGTAAGAAAATGCAGTCGGCGTTCCTTCTCCCGGATCTGTATGTTGGATACACAACGGATTTTAACAGAGCAACCGCCCAGACGGCAATGGAAGTCACGGAAAAGCAAGTATTTCAGCCGGAACGGGAATCTATCGCATGGACCATAAATAACAAGCTGCTCAATGGATATAATTTCAAGTATGTAGAAGCGTACCTGATGGCGCCGGATATCACGAATCCGGATGATATTCAGAAGATTCTCAACATTACCGAACGTGCCGGAGGTCTGACTCCGAACGTAGCAAAAGAATATACCTATGAGGTGATGGGGAAGGACGGTGCAGAGGACTATGAAGGCGATTGGGGAGATATTCCTCTTGCTTACTCAAAGACGCTCTCACAGTCCCAACAGCAGGATTTAGGAGTGAACCAGTTGGGAAATACTCAACCAGTAGAAACTCCTGCGGAAGACGAAAATACAAAGCCTCAGAAGCAAAACAAAGCAGGGGTAACGAATGGGGAGATGGAGCAGATAGACGAGCAGATAGAAAAGGCTTCAAGAACCGGCGAGGACGAGGAACTGCTGGCGGTTATGAAATCAATCCGATCTGCCCTTTCTGCATATGAGATTGGCGGTGCTGCCAATGATTGATCACAAACGGATAGCAAAAGCCTTGTATGCGAACCGTGATGAAATAATGTCCGCAATTGACAAATATGTTGCCAAAGCAGATGATGATTTGGCAAAGCAGCTGAAAAAGGAAGGTTATGCAGATCCAAAGGGAACAGTAGATACGATCAATGATTTCCAGGAAGAAGTTGCCGGTATTCTGGAAGATCAGACAAAGGATTTCGTAGATGCCTTACAAGAAGCGGAGGCTTCCGGAAAGGATACCGAACAATTGAATCGGATCGTGGAGGACTTTACTTCCAGTGATACCACCGGTGATGACATAGCAGATATCGCAACTTCCATGTTCGAGGAAATT